TTGTTTTAACTCATCTTTTTTATTTAAGTCATTCCACCCTTTAGTTGATGTTTTGATATCTATTATTTTAAATTTATTAGTATTTTCATTATATAAAACAACATCTAAAAATCCCTTATATAATATTGTTTTATAATCTTGATGGGGATGCAATAATAAGGGTAATTCACATCCTACCAAGTACCATCCTCTTTTACTAAAATATGCTCCTCTTTTTTTCTTTATAAAATTTAGAATAGAAACACCATCTTCATAAAACTCCCTCATCTCAACTGGGTCAGAAAAGTGAACTTTTTTATTTGATTTATAATCTTTTAAATATGTTTCTCTAAATCTTTCTTCAAAGTACTCCTCTAAATTAATTCTATCAGCAGCAGCAGCACTTTCCTCATATATAACTGTTATATAATGTTGTAATGCCTCATGCAATGCTGTTCCAAAGGTCATATGGATAGATGATTCAGATGTGTAATAACCATCCTTATATTGTAATGACCATTTATGAGGACAATTCAAAAACATAGAAAACTGACTATAGGAGATTTGTTTTTCTCTACTGTAGTCTAATTTTCTAATATCATGTTTTTGAATTTCTTTTATGATAGATGGTATTTTTTTCTTTTTACCCACCTAATGTTTTTTTCAATTTTTCAAGATAAAGAATACCATCCATCAGTTCTTCTTGAGCATTTGTAACCCATTCTATAACTGTAAAATCATCTCTATCTAGAGTATTATTATATTTGTTAAATCCCATTTTAGCTCGATCATGAAACTTATCTATAACTGATTGAACAATGGAATCAGGTTTAAATGTTTTGTTTTCATATTGGGTTTTAGATTTTTCTAATGCCTCATAAAAACTATCAGGATAAACATCTTTATTACCTGTGTGGGTAACATTATAAATATCTTTAATTTTAGTCATAACTTATCTTGGAAAATATTGATTAATAATATCTAATTGATCTTGGTATTTAGCTACCTCTTCTAACTCTGTTTCAATAGCCTCAATAATATCAGGATGTTCACCAACTCCAACAGGGTTAGATAAATAAACTTCAATATTTGCTAAATGTTTGTCAATATGACCCTGAGCATGAGATCTAACTGCTTCTAATATTTTACCTCTCATTTTATTTCTTTTAAAAACTTTTTAATTTCTTTTTGTTCTAAACCTGATTTTTCAAGAATATGTTCTACGCCTTCTTTTTTAAGAAGATAAATATAATCTTCTGCTTCTCCAAGAGAAACAACATAATAATTTGCTATATATTTTAACAAATCAACACTTGGCCTTTTTTTAGTACATTTAATATACTTGAGAAACACATTCTTTTTTGGTAACATATTACAATAAAATTTATAAGTCTTTTCTTTATCAGGGTATGGTATAGATTGACCAAGGTTAGCAACTTCTACATACGGTTCATACATACTTACAAACCGATGAATCATGTAAGAATTAAATGAATTCTGTTGATCTTCTGTAAAAGATTTCCAAGACTTTTTATCTGATGTAATCTGTTTTAACCAATCAAATATTGTCACCCGCCGTATTCCTCTCTTAATTCTTTAGGTAATGTTTCTGTTAAAATTTCTCCTGTTTCATTATCATAAAATACTGGAATTGGGACTAAGGCATCCTCATCAGCACCTACAATAAATTTAGATACTTTTCTAATAATAACTCCTTGACTCCAAATTTTACCTCCACTTTGTGTTTCAACAGGGGTGGTTTTGGATAAGTCAATGTTTAAATTCATTTGTTGTTGATTTTTCATATTACTTTTTTATTTGAAATTAATGATAATATTTTAGAAATCAAAGCCATAATATTAATTTCTTTATCTATTCTAAAATTAGCATGGTATTGGTATTCTTCTATAGAGATAATAACAGCACCCATATCCATTGAAGCATATTTATCTATATTGTCATATAAGAATCTATATAATTCTTCAAAGTCATTTACACCAGAATCAGCGATAATTTGTCTAATGTTATTAAACGATTTACTAGACGGTTTACATAATTCTTTAAGTATTTGAACTTTATAATTACTTGAAACTAGTACATCTTTATCTAAAACAATTTTACCATCATTAACACTCATTTGTAGTGTGTTAAGCATTTTACGAATATCAGGATAATATTGGTTAACAACCAATTTAAGGTCACTAATATCCATTTCAACATTTTCTTGTTGAAGAATAGAATTAATATGAATTGCTACCTCTTGCTTTGATGGTGGAACTATTTTTAAAACTTGGCAACGTGATTGAAGCGGATCAATAATACGCTCAATGTAGTTACAAGTTAAAATAAAACGAGTTGTACGTGAATAAGTTTCAATGATATTCCTTAACGACGCCTGAGCTTGTATAGTAAGGAAATCACTCTCATCCAAGATGACAATTTTGAGTGGCTTAAAAGATGCCACAGACGAGAAACCCTGGACCTTATCCCTAATAGTGTCAATACCACGCTCATCGGAAGCATTAATATAGAGAGAATCACAGTCGAGGTTATTAATAATAAGCTTAGCAAGAGTAGTTTTGCCAGTACCAGCTGTGCCATAAAATATAAAATTTTGAATGTCGTTCTGTTCTAAATATTTAGAAATTGTGTTTTTAATATTTTCATTTCCGACATAATCATTTAATGTTTGAGAACGGTATTTTTCAACCCATAAAGTATGTTCTTTTTTAGTAATCCCCATATATGCTATATTGTTTTGGTTCTGGTTCTTTGATTTCAACTTCATCATTAAAGATACCATAAAGTTTACTATTTGCCAAATCTAAACGGAAAGCAATTGGTTTATTTGTAGATACTTGAAAATATGCTTCTAAAGCATCTGTAAGTGATTTTTGAATCTCTTGTACATTATTTACTTCCCAACGATCACCAGGAGGAACTCGATGGGCAATTTCAATTAATTTTTCTTGAATTTCTGTTTTCATAACTTGATTTGTTCTTTTAAATAAGGAAGTAGATCCTTATAGGAAACATTTAATCTATTACCTTCTTTTAATAAACTAAAATATAAAGTATGGTTATTATTTGGGGCATCCGGTATAAAATATATTGTTAATATATTATACTGGTTATCACCGTATATTATTGTTTTTCCTATAAGGTCTACAGCATCTAACATAATTTCACAATTACATCATTCCCATCATATCTCCAAATCCTTCATCATCTTTTTTATCTTCAGGTTTATCAACAACTACTGCTTCTGTTAACAAAACAGTTCCTGCTATTGACACTGCATTTTCAAGAGCAGTTCTAGTTACCTTAGCAGGATCAATAATACCTGCTTCTTTCATATCAACAAATTCATCAATTTTTAAATTATAACCTGTCCAAGCGTCTGAAGTGCCTATTGTATTCATAGCATGGTAAATATATTCTTGATTGATTCCAGCATTTGTTAAGATTTTTGTAAATGGTGAACTACAGGCTTTATATACAATATCAGCTCCAGTATTAGTTCTTTCAATTGATTCACGAGCATGTAATAAAGCAGAACCACCTCCAGGTACAATACCTTCTTCAAGAGCAGCTTTTGTAGCTTGTAAAGCATCATCTACACGATCTTTTTTCTCTTTCATTTCAGTTTCAGTAAATCCACCTACATGTACAATAGCGACACCACCAATAAATTTAGCTAAACGTTCTTGAAGTTTTTCTTTTTCATAAGGAGAAGTGGATTTTTCAATTTGTGTTTGTAATTCTTCAATACGTGCTTGAATTTCATCAGTATCACCTTTACCATCTACAATAGTAGTTTCTTCTTTACCTACAGTAACTACTCTAGCTTCACCAAACCATTCCCAACTAAATTTATCCAACTTCATTCCTTTTTCAGGACTAAATACTTGTCCACCTGTCATAATAGCAATATCTTCAAGAATCAACTTACGACGATCTCCAAAATCAGGTGCTTTAACAGCTACTGTTTTCAAAATACCTCTAGCTTTATTTACAATCAATGTGGCTAAAGCCTCACCATCAATATCCTCAGCAATAATAATTAAAGGTCTATTTTGATTAGAACAAGCTTCTAAAATAGGTAATAATTCTTTTACAGTGGTGAATTTCTTATCAGCAATAAGAATTAAAGCATCATTGATAGTTGTACTCATATTATTGTTATCAGTTACAAAATAAGGTGATTTATAACCTCTATCAAATTGCATACCTTCTACTGTCTCAAGATATGTTTCTCCATTTTTAGACTCTTCAATAAATACAACTCCTTCTCTACCTACCTTTTGCATTGCGGTTGCAATTAATTCACCTACTTCAGGATCATTATTAGCTGAGATAGTGGCAATTTGTTTTAATTGGTCCTCAGATGAGATATCTTGTTTAACATTAGAACGAAGTGATTCAATAACTTGTTTAGTTGCTTCATCCATCTCTCTTTTCAACTGAACAGCATTTGTTTCATTACTTAGTTCTTTCATACCTGCTCTAACCATTTCTGCTGCTAGTAATGTTGAAGTAGTTGTACCATCTCCAGCTGATTCAGCTGTTTTAATAGCTGCTTGTTTAACCATTTGAACACCTACTTCCTCAATTGGGTCTTCTAATGAAATTGATTTAGCTACTGTTACTCCATCTTTAGTTGATTGAGGATAACCTTGATTAGCTATTACAACATTACGTCCATTGGGTCCAAGGGTAGCTGTTACTGCCTCTGATAATTTGTCAATACCTTTAGCTAGTTTTTTACGACCATCTGGTCCTAGTTCTATAATTTTACTCATACTTTATTTTTTATTAATTTTTGCTAAAATTTGATTTTCAGGTCCTAACCAATATTCTTCACCTTCATACTCCATTTTACTAAAACCCATAGTAGGTAACACAACAATATCACCTTCTTTAAGTGTAGTTTTTATTAAAGTACCATTGGCTGAATAATGACCAGGTCCTACTGTTACTACTTTTCCTGTTTTGTTTTTCTCATCTCCCAAATCAGGGACAATAATGTTACCATATGAAGTTTCTTCTACTTCAATTGGTTTTACAATAACTGCGTTATAAATTGCTTCTAAAGACATATTAAATATTTATTGTTTTATTAAAATTTTCAACTAATGTTTGATACTCATCCATATATTCTCTTAATGAGTTATAAGATTTACTATTAATTTTTTGATTTGCTATTGATTTTAAAGCACTTTTAATATTACTATAATGACCTATAACTTTAGTATATTCTTTAGTTGAAGTAGTATAACGAGCATCAGGCGTAACTTTAGCATTAACTGTTATACAACTATCATCCATTGAAATAAAAAACGGGTCCATAATAGGATCATTAATGTAACGGGTGTATTCTTTTTCTTTAGTCATAACTATAATTTAACATAATTTTTTTAGTTGTCCAAACTTTCTTCAATAATTTGAGCTTCTTCTATTTTTCTAACAAACCAATATAATCCATCTTTTCTAAAAACAGAACCACATAGATATTTTCTTTTTATCATTTCCAAATCAAGTTGTTTTGATTCTGGTTCTTGATGAATTACTTGATATAAAGTATCATCATTTGTTTTTATTAAATGTATATTCATAACCTGTGAAACCTTAGGAGAACTGGTTTTACTTAATTTTTAATGTTTTTGGTTTTGATTCTTTAGAAAAAGGAATATAAATTTTTAGTAATCCATTTTCCATCTCGGCCTCAGCTTGAGATAGATCATATTTAGATGCTATTTTATATCCTAAATTAAATGAACGACGAGCAATGCCCTTGTGAATATATTCACAATCATCTACTTCACAGCATTTTTCATCTGTTTCTTTAGTATAACCTACTTTTAAAATATCTCCCTCAAGTGAAAGATCAATTTGGTCTTTAGTTAATCCAGTACAGGCAATCTCAAAAAAGAGACCCATTTTATTTTCATAAATGTCTACTGGATGTGAATACTTAGCTTCTGAAGCTGGTTGGAATGGTGAACTTGTTTCAAAAAAGTTCTTGACTAGAATGTCAAATGGTGTGTTTAATAATAATCTGTGTGTCATAATTTTTAATCTCCTAAGATGATTTTAGTGTTCCCTAAGGTTTCACTTTGTAATACATATACATGGTTATAATTCTTTTGCAACAATATAATATTCACTTTTAATTTTTTCACTATCAAATGATAATTTCATAACTCCATCTAAATTAATCCCCATTACTCCTGTAGGTACGTCTTTATTACAGTACATAATTTGTTTAATTAAATCAGAATTATAATTAACCTTAAAATCTTGAGGTAAGTTTGTTGTTTCTATATCTGGTAGGTAAAATGATATTTTATTTGAATATTCAATATTGCCTCCAAATAACATTTCTAATTGTAATTCACCATCATCGTTAGTAAATGGTTTAAATACAACTGTATCAGTTTCCGCAAGAGCAGATTTTGCTTTAACTATAGCGTTTATACTTTCGTTATCTAAGTTGGCTTCAATGTTGTAAATATCATCACCAACATATTCTCCTGCTTTAGGAATAATCATAGTATCTGCTAAAGCATAATTTAAAGTAAATTGATTATCTGCTACAATAAGTTTAGTTATTAGTTTATGTTGTTTTTGGTATTCTAAACTTAAATAACCATTTGTAACAGCCAATAATTTATTTAGTTGAGTAGTATTACTAATCCCAATTTCAGAATCTTCTAAATCAAAATCTTCACAAGTCACAACCCCAATCATTGTTTTATCAGGGGCTGTAAATCTAATGGTTAATTTTTTATCTTTGATTTCCCATTTTACTGCCTCAATCATTCCATTTAAATAATATTTGGAAATAATTGATATTAAATCTAATTTTTCTATCATGTTAAAAACTAAAAAACTTATTTATGTTTTGGTTAAGTACTACAGCACCCCAACCTAGATCTGAATATAATGATTCTAATTTGTTTTTCAAAACTGAATCAAATAAGCCATCTCTATCTATATATTTTTCTATAAATTCCATTATTTCAGGTGGGTCATTAAATCCATTAAAACCAATAACTTCTATTCTATATGGGTTTGGTTTTAAATAAGCAATATACATTTTATCACCTATTTGAAAGGTAGGGTATTTTTTATCTAAACCTTTAAACCGTAAAATATCATTATAGAAGATAGCTGCTTTTGTATTAATAGGACATTTTAAACCTAATTTAGAAAATACCTCACCTGCTCTAGGAGAAGAAGCAATATATTCTTTCATTTTCTTTAATCCTGTTGGTTTTAATATTTTAGTCCATTCAATTGTTCTTAGTGAATTTCTAAAATCAAGTACTTGTTTATCAATTTCTGTTTTAGGTTTACCAAACATTATTTCATTAATAATATGTTCTCCAAATTGTCTAAACAAAGGTGGAAAATTTGATTTCATTAGATCTAGTCCTTTAACATCTAACTCATCTGTTGGTACACCTTCTTTATTAACAATATGTTGGGCGTATCTCCTCTTACCCGCAAAATAACCTCTATCAAGTACAACTTCTTGTTTTAATTCAAAATAATGAGGTTCATCAGGATAATGAACATTAAATAATTCTTGTACTAATGTATGTAGATTTTTATTAGCTAATTCTTGTATTTCAGAAGCAACTTCTAATACTTCTTTTACAATTGTCTCTCTATCAGCATTTTCTAATTCAGGTTTTCTTTGTAGAATTAAATCTTTAACCTGAATGAATAGTGAGTCTGTATCACTAGTAACAATATAATCTTTATTATCTGTATTTAATTGTTTATTTAACCATTGATTAACAAATTTAATACTTTCTTGAGTTAATCTCTGCCCAGTTAATGTAATAGCTTTACTAATAAATTTATTTCCATCTGTGTATCTCCAACCATTAATAGCAAACACACCATAAACATCATTTAGTTTAATTTTATAGGCATGTTGACGTTTATTATAAAATTCTCCCATAACAGGATCTTTATCTTCTTTAAACGCCTTTTTCATTAATTTTTTATATTCCTGTCTTTTCTTAAACCAATCAGTTAAAATATCACAAACAACACTTGATTTGTCTTTTCTAAACATAACACCAGGTGCTGATATAATCAGATCATTTTTCTCAATCATGTCAATTAGATTTTTAACTTGTATTTGAGATTGAGCTATTGATCTATCTTTTTTAATTTTTTCAACAGTAACTACTTTATCAGGGTCCATTTGTTTTAATTCTTTTAAAGACCACTGATTATCAAATTTACCAGTATGTACTACTCTACCAACTAAAGTTTCTATACCCATATTTAATGAGCGAATAATTGAAGGATATAGAGAAGTAAAATCTAAATCAATAACCCATTCATATAAACCAGGTACTGGATCTTTTAGATATCCTCCAGCATATTCAGATAAAGCAACTATTTCATCATATTCCTCTTTTGTAATATTACCTTGATCATATTCCCATTTAGCTTTTTTAACACTTAAATCTTTTAAGCGAGGATTGTAAGTGGTAGGTTTATTAGGTGAAACTATACCTTTTCTTTTTAAATAAGTTAAAATAGCACCTTCATTCAACATTGTTGAATAATAAATGTTTTCATAATTAACATGACATAAATGACAAATTGTAACAGTTAATTCAATGAATTTCATCACTTGTTCTAACTCAACAATAATTTCTACATCTCGTAAATTATACTCAATAAATTTATCTACATCTTCTTCAAATAATCTATCTAATGAACCCTGATATTCTATTTTATCTAGTTTAGCATATTTTTTACCTATATCACCTAACCTATAAGATGATTCTTGTTTCATAATATACTTTTTAAATAATAACATATAATCTAGATGATTAATACCACCAATTGTTATTGGGTCATCTGAATTATAATCATTGTATATTACTTTCCTAATAGGAGACATATAATTTGCTGTTTCTTCTCCTAAAATTAATCTAATACGGTTATATAAATAAGGCATATCAAAATATGCACTATTCCAACCTGTAATAATAGTTGGATCTAATTTAATCCATAACTCTAAAAAACCATTTAGTAATTCTTTTTCACTTCTATAAGGTATAATTTCTTTACCTTCAGATTTAGTTACTTTCATTTTACCATTATCATCTAAAATCAAACAATAATATTTTTTATTATTATTATCATAAAGAGCAACAGCGGTTATTTTACCTTTAGGATCTTTAATATTTGAAGGTGTTAATGCTCCTGCTACTTCACACTCAATATCTAAATAAATAATGTTATGATTTTTAGGAGTTTCATCTGATTTATAATAATGGTCTACTAAAAAACGAGTTATTTTATCTACATCTTTTTCAAAATATCTAGCATCTTTCCAATCAGGTAATTTACTAATAGGGGATACTTTGGTACCTTCTAATGTTTCATATTCACCATCATGGTCAGGTTGATAATAAGTAGGCCAGTATTGAAGTGTTTTGAAGTTATCACTTCTATCATCTCTTAAATAATATTGTCTTTCTTCTCTATCGTAAAATATAGACTGATACATTGGTTTAAATATAACAAAAAGGGCTTGAAAAATCAAGCCCTAATGTTTTTTATTTTTAAAAGTTTTAATCTTTTATTACATTCCTAAACGGTAAAATGAAACCATATATCCAATACGTGAATCACCACGGAAGGTAATTTGTGCTGGAGTATTTTCATGAGCACATTCTCTCATCAATTGATTATACATGTTTTCAGCCATAAAGAAACATCCTTTATATTCAGGCATTCCTTTAAAGAAAACTTCTACTTTTGAGAATCCACGTGGTGGACGACATGGGTGAGTTGCAGGAGCACTTGGAGTACCTACCGCACCTGGAGCACCGTGCACCGCACCAGCAGGGCCACCGATAGCAGGACCGCCGTGGTCTAGATCTGCTTTAACAAGTTCGATATTATTAAGAGTTACTTTACGGCCGTTGAAACGGGCTGGGTTACCGGCGAAGATTTCACCCGGGATTGCCATTTGAGCTACAGCTGATCCTACAACTGCGATTGCTACTACTGCTAATGTTACTAATTTTTTCATAATTGTATTTATTTTATATTATTAAATATAAGTACAAATATTAAAAGTATCTACTTTATTAGAAATTTTTTTAAGAAAAGTTCTACTATTTTAGAAATCTATGTAGAACTCTTTTTTGCTTTATTTCTTTCTCTTCTTAGACGATCCCCTTCTAGGATTGCCATATACCTATCTATAGCTTCTCCATCTAGACAGTGTTTACATTTAAGTGTTCTTCCGTCTTCGGTGAGTACATTTCTATAAAACTCTCCTAACTACTCCCCTAACTTACACTCTCTGCAACCTTTTTTCATTTTAACAGATAAGCCGGTATCTCCCAGTAGATCTTTCTAATCTTTGCAGCTAGTTCAGAATCGTTAGGAGTTTCTTTAATTGCTTGAATAATCTTTTCCCAGTAAACTTCCTTTATGTTATCAGCCATGATGTATGTAATTATCTAGTGCCTCGATCTGGTCATGGTATCTTGCAATCTCATCTAGTTCATGTTCGATTGCTTCGATGATATCTGAATGCTCTCCAATACCTACTGATTGGTTTAGGTAGATTTCTACGTTAGCTGCATGCTTGGCAATATGCCCTTCGGCATGTTTCTTAACTGCATCAATTAATAAATTTCTCTGATCCATTTTATTTCTCATGTTTAAATTTTATATTTCCTTCATTATCAACTGTGTGAATAAATTCATCCTGCACTCTTTTTGAAATTGGAATAGGGCTACCGTCTTCATCTATTCTTACAAAGGTAAAATTAGTACTGAGGATGGTTTCTTCATTGTCGGTATAGACATTTCTAGTTCGTGCTTCAACATAAAAGTCAGCACTTGTATTTCCTATATCTCTTACTTCAGCGTAAATTTTAACTAGAGACCCTTCCTTAGCTGGCTTCTTAAATTCACAGCGGTCGATAGCAATAGTGACCATCCTTCTGTTCCTCATTTTTTCCATAGCATAGGCGGCAATGGCTGCATCGAGCCAGGAAAGTAATTTGCCGCCAAATAAATTGCCATGAAAGCCTAAATCTGATTTTTTAACCGGATGTGTTGCTAGTAAATCCATTAAACTGCTCTCTCTTGATCGAATGCAATAATATGTTCTCTACCGGTAAAGTGAAATCCGTTATCAGTACAGAAACGAATAACGTCTGGATATACTCTAATGAGTTCCTCTCTGTTATCACCCGGGGGCATTAACCAAGTCTTATTCTTAGGAATATCTAATTTAGTTCTTAGTTCCTCAATCTCGGCCCATACTTCCGGCATTTCAACAGGATTACAAACAGGCTTCAAATGATAATCGTTATGGTAGTCGATTGTCATTCTCATTGCATCGTAATTTAATCTGAACTTCTCATGCTGGTCAATCATCTTCTGGTCAACCAATTTACCCATCGGCGTATCCACGTCAATTTTAGGGATAGAATTACTAAACTTAGGGCTAAGAGATATAAGCCCAATTGGGTAATCGGTTTTAATAAAATGAGAGCCTTCTGTTTCAATGGTTATAAATATTCCTCTTTCGTTAGCAAAGTGAGTTAATTCATTAACTAAAGCCGCCTGCATGGTAGGAGAACCTCCTGTTAACATCATCTCGGTAATATCCGGACGCTTGTCGTAAGCATCGATAATATCCTGAAAGCAGAAGCCTCCTTTTTCTGGATGAATAGAAGTGTACCAGCTATCACACCACCCACCGGCTCCAAACCAGCATCTGTGAGTACATCCGGTAGTTCTAACTACTACTGTTGGATATCCGGCTCTTGAACCTTCAGACTGTACTGCATAGTAAATCTCTGCAATAGGTAAAGTCTTATTGTAATCGGCAACCCTGCCCGGGTTATCTTTTAGCCACTGTTTCTCTTTTACTTTATCTTTATCCATTTTTGTCTTTTATAAATTTTTCACTACCTAACATCAAATTAGCTGCTTGTTGAGATACTCCTAAACCAACAATACTTTCAACCTTACTAACAGCATCATTAATATCGCATGCTATTATGTTAACTTGTTTCTTAGCACCGTTATCAACGTAAGTACAATCATAAATCTGGTAGCCTTTTATCTTAGAAGTTTCTACCAGTGTAAGAG